TCCTTCAAGCCAAGATAAATTATTGTTTGATTGCAATACCTTTATGTATATATTTTACACAGCAGGATCGTATGCAAAACCTATTATAAGAACATATGCTAATGTTTTTAATAATGCAATAAGAAACAATGCATGCATTTTTTTACCATCGATATTTATATCTGAATTTATTAATGCTTATATAAGAGCGGAATATAAAAGATATCTTCATTGCAATGGTCTTAATGCTACTTCTTTTGATTTCAAAAAGAAGTATAAAAAGTTGCAAGATTACATAATAACAGTTCAGGATGTATCAAATATTGTTAATAATCAGTTGCTATCCATGTGCTATAAATTGGATGACAATTTTAGTACAATTGATATTACAAATATTTTTGAAAATGAACCTAATTTTGATTTTAATGATCGGTATTATATTGAACTTGCAAAAAAGAATAATTTAAAAATTGTAACGAATGATGCAGATTTTTTAGTAGATGATCAGGTTGATATTATTACATATAATAGTGTTTTATTATCTAAAATAAATGTACAAGTTTAATTGTTGTGCACCCTTCGGTGTGCTTTTCTTATGCAACAAATATCAGAGCAGGCAACAGCTATAATATAATTCAAGACCTTCAAGAGCGGAGGCGGGGCGTTTATCCTTTTAGTGATAGGCGTCCTTTTTTGTTGTTGCAAATACTGTAAGAAAGTGGTAGTATTTGGGTGAAGGGAGGGGATAGCATGGATAAGTACATAGAAGTGCTTTGCAAGCAAAACCCTATTACAAAAATGGATTGTGGGAATCCTGAATGTAAAAATGAATTTGAAATCAAATCTAATGAGTTTTTTAAGGATAAGACGTATAACCGTGTTTGTGATAAGTGCGGCAAATCTACTCAGTACGATACTAGTAAATTTGTAGAAGATTTCAAGAAGCAATTAAAACAATTGGGTGTTATTGTAAAATAGTAAATCATGAAAGAACTAAGGGGGTAATACTATGGAGTTATCTGCAAAAGATAGAATTTTGTTGGCTATATATTTGGAATATCAAAAAGATTTACCAAACATGGAAAGTGCCATTACCCAGCAAAATTTAAAGCTTGGGCAAGAAGAGTTTAATTACGGAGTTAGTAAGCTTAAGAACGAAAATTTAATTAATGGCGGTAAATTTCCTGAAGCTAAAGGGAGAATCTTAATGGCATTCATGGATAATGTGATGCCTAGTAACTGGGGAATAAAATATGTGGAAGAAAAACTTCTGCAAGACCATCAAAACGCGGATGAAGACAATGATCCTAAGACCGGCAATATAAGAAAAGTAATGAGAAATGCAATTGCGTACGGTTGGAATGAAATAAAAGATATTGCGGCAAAGACATTAGCCGAAATGAGTAAGCAGTAGTTATCATAAGAGAATCCTTCGGGATGCTTCTCTCATATAGCTTTTTATCTAAAACTCAACAGTATAAATTTTATGTTAATGCGCATAATAATAAAGCACTTAATAACTAAATAAGGAGGTTGATTATGAAAATCGATATAACAATATCAATGGATTTTCTTAATTCTCTGTCTTATCTTATCATTAGCCTTTGTGTATTAATAATGACATGTAGACAGAGGTGTGACAGAGGTTAATCTGTCGCTGGCTTATCTCAAACATTGTGCTTAAGGCAGAATGCAAGTGGTAAGTTAACCTCTTTAATAAATAAAGATATATAACCAAACATTACGGAACTGTTCACAGTTCTTTTTTTATACCCAAAACAAACGAATAGAGGTGGTGATGCATGGCACGAGCTCCAGATGAAAGATATGATCAAGCGATTAAGCTATATAAACAGGGAATGAAATTGGTTGATATTGCAAGTCAACTAAATCTTCCTGAAGGAACTGTTCGCAGATGGAAGAGCACTCATAAGTGGGAGAGCGAACGCTCGGATAAGAAAAGCGAACGTTCGTATAAGAATAAAGGTGGTCAGCCAAACAATAAAAATGCAGTAGGCCATGGAGCTCCAGAAGGTAATAAGAATTCTGAGCGATATGGCTTTTTTGCAAAATATCTTCCTGCGGAAACAAAAGAGATATTCGATGCTGTTGCTCACGCTGATCCGCTTGATCTTCTATGGCATCAAATACAACTTGCTTATGCTGCTATTGTGAGAGCTCAACAGATAGCCTATGTAAAAGATCAATCCGATATATCAAAGACTAAGATACAGCAAAAGGACGGAGATACCGTCACGGAAGAACGCTGGGAGATTCAATTCGCTTGGGACAAACAGTCTAACTTTATGAAGGCTCAGGCCAGAGCACAGGGTGAGCTTAGATCCATGATAAAGCAATATGATGAGATGTTGCATAATAACTGGGAGAAAGCTTCTGAAGAACAGAAGCAGCGAATAGCTCTTATAAAAGCTCAAACAGATAAGCTATCCGGTAGTGACAATCAATCCGAGTTAAAACGCCTGGATGAAGTACTGTCCGAGATTAAGGGGGTTATATAGATGCCTTTCTCTATCAAGCAAGATGAATTCTTTCAAAATGCTGATCACCGGTGGAATATTAAGACCGGTGCTACCAGATCAGGAAAGACCTATATGGATTATTATGTTATACCCAAGCGGATCAGAAGCCGTGTTAATGAGCCTGGATTAGCTGTCTTGCTTGGTGTGTCGAAAGGAACATTGCAGCGTAATATTATCACCCCGTTACAGCAGATCTGGGGACCGAAGCTGGTGGGCGACATCAACTCTGAAAACATATGCAAGATGTTCGGTGAGGATGTGTATTGTCTTGGAGCTGAGAAAATCAGCCAGGTATCCAAAATCCGAGGATCCTCCATAAAGTACTGTTACGGGGATGAGATTACCGACTGGAATAAAGATGTATTTGACATGCTTAAATCCCGTCTCGATAAACCATATTCCTGCTTCGATGGAGCATGTAACCCAGGGCCTCCTCAGCACTGGTTCAAGAAGTTTATTGATAGCGATGTGGATATTTACTGCCAGCGATATACCATATTCGATAACCCATTCCTGGATCCCAAATTCGTGGAGGAGTTATGTAAGGAATACAAAGGCACTGTCCTGTATGATCGTTACATAAGGGGTTTATGGGTGGCCGCTGAAGGATCCATATATCGACTGATGTGTGATGCGGTATCTGGAGATGGTAAAAATCCATATGCTATCGCTGAGAAGCCTAAGAATATTATGGAGATCAATATTGGTGTGGACTTTGGTGGATCGGGATCCGGACATGCATTTGTAGCTACAGCTTATACCAGAGGATATCAAAATATTATTCCTTTAGCCAGTGAACGTCATATGAGTAAAGATGGCAGCATAGATCCGGATAAGCTCGGGAAGCTGTTTGTAGACTTTTGCCTTAAGATAGTGAACCTATATGGCTTTATCACTCATGTATATTGCGATAGTGCAGAGCAGACGTTGATAGCCGGACTAAGGACGGCCGCCAGAAAAGGAGGTCTGAGCTGGTTAAGAATTGAAAACGCTCTTAAAACAATTATCAACGATAGAATAAGATTTACCCAGCGTATGCTAAGCCAGCAGCGCTTTTTTTATATGCAAAATCAATGTAAGACACTTGAAGATGCTATGACAACAGCACTCTGGAATGAAAAAAATCTTACAGAAGATGAACGTCTCGATGATGGAACCAGTGACATTGATACGCTGGATGCTTTTGAATACACATACGAGCGTGATATAAGCCGGTTCATCCGGTACGAATAGAGGTGAGAAGATGAAGTATAGCAAAATGGTTGAATGCCTGAATAAGTTGGTAACCGAGAAAAGCTTAAAGCTTGATGGAATTAATGTGTCAAGCACGATGCAACATGCGATTGAGTTATGGGACTTAATGTACTGCAACCGTGCACCCTGGTTAGGAACAGATCAAAAATCTGCCGGTATCCCTGCATCAGTAGCAAGCGAGATAGCTAGACTTGTAACATTAGAGCTTAAATCTGAGGTAACTGGAAGCCCTAGAGCGGATTTTATCAATGAGATTTATAAAAATGTATTGTCAGGGCTCAGAAATCAAGTTGAGTACGGATGTGCAAAAGGCAGTATGGTGTTTAAGCCGTATCCATCTAATGATACGATCGCAATCCAGTATAATGCCGCTGATAGCTTTTACCCGATAACCTTCGATAGCAATGGAAATATCATTCAGTGCGCATTTACTGAACAGTACACGAAAGGCAAGGAGATATACACTAGGGTGGAACTACACTCTCTTACGGATGCCGGTGTACAGGTATATAATTATGCCTTCCTTAGTAAGACGGGGGCTACGATCGGCAGCGAGGTATCACTAAAATCAGTAAGACAATGGGAGGATATTGAGTCGTACGGATTGCTCGTAGGTGCCAAGAAATTAACCATAGGATTTTTTAAGGTACCGCTTGCAAACAATATTGATCCAGGCAGTCCACTCGGTATCTCGGTGTTTAGTAAGTCCACAGAGCATATAAAGGTTGCTGATAAGAGATATAATCAAATCGACTGGGAGTATGACAGTAAAGAGGCTGCAGTACATATTGCAACGTCACTACTTAAGTATAATAAGGACCAAGACAAATTCGAATATCCTGGAGGCAGAGAACGATTATACAGGACATTTGAGTATAACTCCGGAGCTACTGATAAGCCATTAATTGAACCATATAGTCCTGATATCAGGGATGAGTCATATTATCATGGGTATAATGAACAGCTTCGCAGGATTGAGTTTGATAGTGGTCTGGCATATGGAACATTATCCAATGTGCAAGATGTAGAAAAGACAGCTGAAGAGATTAGATCCAGTAAGCAACGGTCGTATACTACCGTGTCAGATATTCAGCTGGCATTGCAAAAGGCGCTCACTGATTTGGTGAAGGCAATTAATTATTGGGTAAGTGTTGAGAATTTAGCTGAGG